CTGCGCCGCGATGACGGGGACGGCCTCGACCAGCTCCCATGTGGCAATCGGCCAGTCCTCAAATTCCGCCCGATCGAGCGCCGGCAGCGCACGCGTCATCGCCGCGAAGACGATGTCGAGCAGGTCTTCGTATCGCAGCGCCGGTTGCGCGCCCAGCCGCATGATCGCCGGAACGACGACGCGATTTTGCCGCGGCGCGAGCATGGGTATCGGCCAGCCGCGACCGGCGATGATGATCAGGGGAGCTTGCATCAAACCGCCTGGACGCCAGGTGGCCAGCAGATCGTCATGTCCTGGCGCGTCACCAGCTTATTCGCTGAACGCAAACGTGCCCCAATTGTTGTTCGGATCGGCAAAGGCCGTGAACTCGAAGTCCTGAATCGTGTAATCCGTGTTCTTGAAGGGCAGGGACCATTTGGCGCCGCGGCAGGCGTTGAGCTTGAGGATCAGCTTCTTCTCCACGCCCTGCACGAAGTAATCCTGCTTGGCGGTGAATTCGAACACGGGGCCCGTGCCCATCATCTGATTGGCGAGCGACAGCTGCACAAGATTGGCGACCGTGTAGCTGTAATAGACGACCATGGAGGCGCCTTCGTCGGCCGCCGCGAAGGTGTAGGTCCCGCCGCTGACGGAATACTGCCCCTGTGTTGGAGCCGCGCTTGTGGGCTGCAGCTGCGCGCCGCTGGAATAGAACACACCCAGATCTTCAATGAAGCCTGTGTGGTTTGTCACTTGATAGGTAAAGGGTGACGCAGCCGGCACGGTGAAAGCCTCGGCGACCGCCATGTCGATGCCCGAAGAATCTGTCTCGGTCTGTCCGAGCAGAAGGTTGTTGACGCTTGCGCCCTGGATGCGCGCGAACTTCGCCTTGCCCGTGACCTTCATGCTCGCGGGAGCCACGTCGACCGGCATCTTGAAGGCGCCCGTCAGCTCCTTGAGCGTCACATCGATGTCGATCTCGAGATCCTGGAGCACGCCGATAAAGGACGGTTTGGCGTTCGCGATGTCGGTCCTTTTTCCGATGGCCGTGCCGACGCCGAAATTGAGTTGCATGGTTCAGTTCCTTTCGAATGTTGCACCGCGGCTCGCGCCGTTCCGGCGCCGATCCTCTTCGGGGCTCGTGGTGAATGGGAAAGTCAGATATTGACCAGAATTTCCACGGGCACGATGGCTTCGGATTGTCCGGACAATCCTTCCGCGATCGTGATATCGCCCGAGATACGTGCGTGCTGCACGAGGCCGCCGAGCGTCTGGCGATAGTTCTGCCATTGCGTCGATGCGAGCGCCGCCATCACTGCGTCGAGGAGGCCGTTGAGCTGGGTCGACACGGGTTGCGTTGGATCGTTGCTCTCACAATAGATGAACAGCCGGCAATGGAGCGCAATGACGGGGGGCTTGCCGACCGGCGCATCCCATTTCTCGCCGAGCTCGACCATGAGAATGGCCGGCTGCGTTGCCTGCGCGACATCGGAATATTCCTTGATGCGCCGGGTAGCGGTCTGGAACGCTGCCGATCCGCTCACTAGCGCAAAGAGCGCCGCATAGATTGCTTCGCGGGAGAATTGCGGTTCGCTCATGAAAGTATCTCCCCGACAATTTTCCGGATGTTGTCGGTGAGGCCGTCCAGTTGCTCGGCGAGTGATGCGCGCAGATAGCTCCGCTCCGGAATTTCGACGACGTGGGCGGCAACGCGTCTGGCGAAGACCAGTCTGCCCCCATATTCGAAAGCCAGCGCCTTCGCCGATTCCGGGACGATCTCCGGAATGTTCACACGTCCGCCATATTCCTGGATGCGGGCATAGGCGACGGTGCCGTCGCTCGCGACCGAGTCCGTGACAGTGCTATCGCCGACGACAAGTCCGGTCTCCATGATACTCCTGCGCAGAGCTCCGCTGCGCACATTCAGCACATCGCCGGAAAGCTTTTCCTGCACCGCGCCGAGAAGCCGTCGCGTGCTCTCCTGCACGGCTTGCGCGGCGCCGGTCCGCACCGTCGAAGGTATTGCCTTCAGCTTGCCGATGGCGCTCGCAGTGTCGACGGAGAGGGAGATCATGGGGAGACTCGCGTTTCCAAAGAGCCGTACGATTCAGAGCGGGACCACGTTTCGGTAAGGTTGCAGCATCGCTGCGACCAGGGGGGTGAAGCGGCTGTTGTCGAAGCTCACCGTCTCGTTTCCGCCGAGGCTGTGCGACTTCTCCCCGATGCGCTCAGAATATTTGTAACGCTCGGAGACGATCTCGATGCAGGCGTCGGCGAGATCCGACGGAATAAAGCCATAACTGATCAGAACCGAGGCGTCATTGTCGCTGCTGTTGAAGATGTAGACGCCCGCCGTGGTAGACAGCTGATATTGGCCGGCCATCGGTGCGAGACTGACCAGTTGCAGCGGTGTTCCGTTTGCGTAGGTCACGCCTTGATCCGAAGCCCAGGCGCCGAAAGGCGCATTCACCGCCGCCGTGCCCGCGCTGACTGTCTGCGCTTCGGCCGTCACCTGGTATCCTGCCTGATAGACGACAAGCACGTTCTGACTGTTCCGCGCTCCGGGAAATGATGAGCCAAAGGAATAGCCTTTCAGCGCCACCGCCTGCGGACGCCCCGGCGGCGTTCCGTCCCATTGTTCGCAAGTCCAGCCGAAACCGCCTCCACCGCAGAAACCGAAACCATTGCCGGCCAGCGGATTGGCGGAGATCGGCGGAGCTTCAGGTATGGAAACCGCACCCACGGTGACCGAGGATACCGAGACGACCGGCCATTGCTTCAACACGAGCGTGTTGCCGCCGGATCCGTCGCGGATTTCTTTCACTGTCTGGGGCAGAACCGTGCCGCGCTGCAGATGCGAATATATCTGGCGGCTTGTCCGCGTGATCAGCGCCGAGAGCAGCGTATCGGAATTCGTATCCGTCCGGCCGAGCCACGCTTTGACGTCGGCAAGCGTGGTCAGATCATTCGTGGCCATGGTTCTTCAGCCTGCCTGCGTGTGTTGCGATGACGTTGGGTGCGTCCGGGCCTGATTCACAGCGATGACACAAAGGACACGAAGATTTCACGCGCGTTTTTCGGTGATCTTCGTGTCTTTGTGGTGGAGACCGTTCTACCCGTTGCCGATATTCGTGATGATGCCCATCGCGAACTGCGCATAGACCGCGAGCACTTCTTCGGCGTAGACGCCGTATTCCCGCCGGCGCGTCCGCAGCGGCCAGTCGACGCGATAATAGTCGCGGCGCGTGATCACCTCGGCGACATTGGGCACGTCGTTCGACTGGTACCATTCGGGCAGGCGCTCGCAATAGGCGAACAGCGTGCCTGGCGCGAGGTCAGGGTGCGGCACGATCGGGATCGTCATGCCGTCGCCGTCGAACGGGTTGTAATAATACTTGATCTGACCCCCCGCGGTGATTGCATAGGGCTGCCCAGGTGTCGCCGTCACGTCGTAGCGCAGCAACGGGCCTGACGCGTTCGACAGCACCTTGTTGGTGATGTTTTTCTGCTCCTGGCTGGAGACGAAGATGACCGTGGGACCCAGCCGATACGTGTCCCACATGTTCTGCAGCAACGTATCGATTTCCACGATCGAGCCGCGTCCCGAAGCGGTAAGCGGCGTGCCGATGCCGCTGGTGCCGGTGGGCTGGGTGACGAGCGTGCCGCCATTGAAGGCGTTGGTCAGGAAGCCGTCGAAGGCCAGCGTGGGATTGGTGGAGCTATCCGTAGTCACGGTTGTTGCCGCCTGTCGTCCCGTTCCCAGCGGGGCATTGAAATAGGCGCAGTTGACGGTCGTGATGGTTTGCAGCGACTCGCTGCCTGCCGGACCGACGAACCAGGCGTAGGCCAGCGCGCCTTTTACCGGCGTTACGGATGCAGCAAGTCCCTTGCCGGCGGTGACAGCCTGTGTCGTGTTGGGCGATACGTTCGAGTTGCCGCCATTGAGCGTGTAGACCTGTCCATCCATGCCGGTGATGGTCTTCTGCGTCGTGAACCCCGCGACCGCATTGCCCTTGCAGTTGAGCCAGCCTTCCGCGGACAGCGCGACGACGATCACCGAATAGGTGGCTGCGGGAAGCGTCGAGCCGGAGTCCGTCGGTGCCGTCAGAGACGGCGCTGGAGGCGTTCCGAGCGCAAGAGTGGCGTTGCCCGCAAGCAGGCCGGTCTCCTCCTTGCGCATCGTTTTTTGCAGCAGGCGCAGCGAAACTGTCGCATTCAGGTCTTCGAATCCCTCCGCCGCGGATTCCGCTTCGAAGGTCAGATAGTCTTCTTCGCCGATGGTCACATACGTCGCCGACATGTCCGAGCTCGTGTAGCTCATGGCGGCCGAGCGCTGGCCTTCGGGGATCCAGCCCATGGCGTCATACCCCGAGCCGTTGACTGCCGTGATCTGCTTCCAGTGTGCGGCGGTGCCGTAGCCGGATGGCCGTCCGACGCGCGGCGTCATGTTCCGGAGCTTGGTGATGATGGGATAGAGATTCTTCGCCGGCGCCTGCAGGTCGTAATATGCAAGTCCCGTGGCTTCGGTGACCGCCTTGCGCAGGTCGGGCCGCGACTGCGCGAGCGCGTTGCGCATCAAAGCCATGGTTTCCTGGGTAATGTTCATTCAGCTGACTCCTTGAAAATCGTAGTGAGGGTCAAAATGACCCCCACCCGCATCCGCGCGCGCAAATGGTCCTGCGTCGCTCTCCCGCGAGGGGGACGGGAGCGCCACGCGAACATGCGCAAGGGCGTCGGATGCGGGCGAGGGCGAGCCGCCTAGCGGCTCATCGGGTTCTTGAGCGCGAGTTTCGTCAACGCATGTGCGCGCTGGGCAGGCGAGAGAGAATCCAGGTGCTTTTCGAATGTCGCGACGGCGTCGCCCGCCATCGCGCCCCTGGTATCCTGCATTTTGGAAACGGCCAGCGTTGCCGCGATCGGGCCGCCAGGCATGGGCATGGCCTCGAGCGCATCGAGGCGTCGGCCCAGCTCGTCGAGCTTCGGTGCGAGCTGGCCGATCGCGCCGTTCATCGCCTCGCGCACGATCTTGGAAAGGCTGTGCCTTGCGAGCTTGAACGCATCGTCGCCGTCATCGTCGGGCGCTGCGTCATGCGCCGACGGGCAGTCCGCGCCGAGGGCGACAGAGGTGTCGTGCATCAATTGCACACGGGAGAGATCTTCCTTCGAATGGCGGGCGCCATACTTCGCTAAGTCTGTCATGAGAGAGCCTTCTTGCTGTGCCTTGCGGCGAACGAATTTGCGCAATTCCGATGTGCCGTCATCCTTGACGACTTCGAATGTCGCCGAGGGAATGCACGGGTTGTCGACGAGCGAGACTTCCATCGGCTCGGGCGTGTAGCGCGTGAGATCGGGGCGTTTCGGGTCGCGCCAGCGCTTCTTGTATTTGCCGCCCATGGAGAAGCCGG